TAAATGAAAGACAATAGAATACCTAGCTACTACATAGGTACTAATGGATATGAAGCTAGAAAAGTTGTAGACGGCTTTGAATTATCTTACAATGTCGGCACGGCTGTTACTTACTTACTCAGAGCAGAAAGGAAACATAAGAGTCCTATTGAGTGCATACAGAAAGCAATCAATCATTTAGAGTTTGAACTTGATAAACTAAAGAAGTGACAGACTTACGACTTGGCGATTGCTTAGAAGTAATGAAGTCTATACCTTCAGGAAGTATTGATGCTATCATAACCGACACTCCTTACGGAACAACCGCCTGCAAGTGGGATTCTGTAATTGATTTTGAGTTAATGTGGGAACAACTAAATAGAATCATTAAACCAAATGGGGCTATTGTTTTGTTTGGTAGTGAACCTTTCAGTAGTGCTTTAAGAATGAGCAATATAAAGAATTATAAATACGACTGGATATGGGATAAGAAAATACCAAGCGGAATGTGTAATGCTAAGATAATGCCAATGCGACAGTCCGAAATTATAAGCGTATTCATTAAAGGTAGGAACTTTTACTATCCGCAAATGACACTTAGGGATAAACCCATTTTAAGTGGTGGCAATAAAGATAGTTTAAGCGGTGGAAATAAAGGTATTAAAGGCGAATTTAAAAAGACATACACTAACAAATATCCTACAACCCATTTAGTTTTTGATAAAATAAGAAGAGGGAGTTTACACCCAACACAAAAACCCGTTGCTTTAATGGAATACCTAATCAAAACCTACACTAACAAAAATGAAACGGTATTAGACTTTACAATGGGTAGTGGAAGCACAGGAGTTGCAGCAAAGAATCTTAACAGAAACTTTATAGGAATAGAAAAAGACGAAAACTATTTTAAGATTGCAGAACAAAGAATAAAAGAAACCGAATATAAATTATTTTAATATGACACTATATACTTGCGAATGTAATAAGACTAAAGAAATAGGGAAGGCTACAATAGTACACAGAGATGGTAAATGGGTAACTAAGGAAGCGGTCTGTGAATGCGGTAAGTGGATGGATTGCGAGCCAACTGAAGGAATGCCAAGTCTTAAAAGAACAGAACCAAGCCTAAGTAAGAACAGAGATAAGCTATGGGCAGGAGCTAAAGAAAAGCTAGTAGGCGAAAGGGGAATCAATGAATCTTTTGATTAATGAAAGAACATAAATATAAATATGAATGGACGTTAAAAGACGCTAACTTTACAAAAGATAAAGGTACTGTGTTTAGTTGTTTTGCTTGTGGTGGTGGTTCTACAATGGGTTATAAGTTAGCAGGATTTGATGTATTAGGTTGTAACGAAATAGACCCAAAAATGATTGAAGCCTATAAAGTTAATCACGAACCTAAGTACGCTTATTTAGAACCTATACAAACTTTTAAACTTAGAAAAGATTTACCTAAAGAATTATACAATTTAGATATATTAGACGGCTCTCCACCTTGTAGCAGTTTTTCAATGGCAGGAAATAGGGAAAAAGATTGGGGAAAAGAAAAGAAATTTAGAGAAGGGCAAGCTGAACAGGTTTTAGATAACTTATTTTTTGACTTTATAGACTTAGCAAAAGAATTACAACCTAAAGTAATAGTTGCTGAAAATGTAAGTGGATTAATGATGGGTACAGCTAAAGAATATGTGAAACGTATTTATAAAGAATTTAAAGAAGCTGGTTATCAATTAAGAATTGAACCCTATTTACTAGACGCTAGTAAAATGGGTGTACCTCAAAGACGTAAAAGAGTGTTTTTTGTAGCTTTACGGAATGATTTAGCACCTAATTTTATGGAACAAGTAGATATGTTTCAAGAAGCACCTAAATTAGATTTGAATTTTAATGAAAAAGAAATTTTTTGGGATAAATTTGAAGATAAAAAAGATATAACACCAACCCTAACAAGTGATAGAGCTTTGTTTTTATGGGAGGGAATAAAACAAGGTCAAACATTTGCTGACCACCCCGATAGTAATTCGGGTTTTGGAGCTTATAAGTTAGAAAGAAACAGGGCGCTTCCAACAATTACAAGCGTTTTTCGTCCAAATTCGGGTACTGGATTATTACACCCAGAAATCCCTAGAATATTAAATAAATACGAATATTGTTGCGGTGGAAGTTACCCACAAGATTATAATTTTTTAAGCAATAAATATGGTTACTTAATAGGAATGAGTGTACCACCAGTAATGACAGCACAAATAGCAAGTAGGATTTACGAGCAATGGTTAAGTAAGATATGAAGTTTGTAATAAAAGACAATAGAGATAAGCAAAGCCTATTCAGTTACCTAAAGGAATTAGATAACGACTACATAGTTAGTGTAAAGAAACAAAGAAACACAAGAAGCAATATGCAGAATAGTTACTATTGGAAATGTATCGTTCAAGGACTAGCAGAAGAACTAGGATATTTCCCTGATGAAATGCACGATGTACTAAGAGCTAAGTTCTTATCTGAATATGAAATGATAAGTATTAACGATAACCAAATAGCATTAAATAAAATAGGAAGTACAACAGCTTTAAACACTAAAGCCTTTGAAGTATATACAGAACAAATAAGAATATGGGCTATAACTGACTTAGGCATAAGACTTATGCTGCCAAATGAATACGAGTAATTTCTATTATATAATATGGAAACAGAACAAAAGAGGACACAGGAGGGCAAAAAGAAGCTACTAGCAGCACTAGAGATGTCACTAGGTATAGTAACTGAAGCTTGTGAGAAAGCGGAGATAACAAGAAGCAGACATTACGCTTGGATGCAAAGTGATGAAGAATACAAGAAAGCAGTTGATGACATTGATAGTAAGTTTATTGACTTTGCTGAAACAAGTTTAAAGAAACAAATCAAGGAAGGCAATACAACAGCGACTACTTTTTTTCTAAGAACAAGAGGACGTAAGCGAGGATATAATGAGAAGCAAGAAATAGACTTAACTTCAGGAGATGAAAGAATTAAAATAAATATAAATCTTGGTGATTAAACCTGACTTATTAGAAATCAATCCTCAATTTACACCGAAACAAAAGGAATGCTTAAAGTATCTATTTGACGATAAGACTAAAGAGGTTTTATTTGGAGGAGCAGCAGGAGGAGGAAAGTCTTGGGTAGGTTGTAGTTACTTAATTACTATGTGCCTTCAATATCCTAAGACTAGATACTTGATGGGAAGGTCAAAGTTAGACGCTTTAAAAAAGACTACACTAAATACATTTTTTGAAGTGTGTACTGAGTGGAACTTAAAAGCTATTAAGGATTACACGTTTAACGGCTCTAGTAATGTGATAACCTTTTACAATGGTTCTGAGATAATTCTTAAGGACTTATTCCTTTACCCTTCAGACAGGAACTTTGATAGCTTAGGTTCACTTGAAATAACAGGAGCTTTTATTGATGAAGCAAATCAGATAACTGAAAAGGCTAAAAATGTAGTAGCATCAAGACTTAGATACAAGCTAGACGAGAACGGCTTAATACCTAAGATGCTTATGACTTGTAATCCTGCAAAAAACTGGGTGTACTCAGAGTATTACAGACCTGCTCAAGACAATACAATAAAGCATTACAGAAAGTTTATACAGTCTTTAGTGATAGATAACAACTACATCTCTAAGCACTATGAAACTCAGCTATCTCAATTAGATGAATTAAGTAAGCAAAGACTTCTATTTGGTAATTGGGAGTATGACGCAACAGCTGATAGCTTAATAGATTACAATTCTATTATGAGTATGTTCAGTCAGAAAGGAATAGAAGGTGATAAATACATAACTTGTGATGTAGCACGATTTGGAAGCGATAAGACAGTTATAATGCTTTGGCAAGGGTTACACATTGGATACATAAGAACTATCCTTAAATCGGCTGTAAATGAGGTTGTGGACGAGATTAAGAAACTACAACAAGAGAATGAAGTAAATCTTAGGAATATCATAGTAGATGAGGACGGAGTCGGTGGTGGTGTAAAAGATTACTTAAGATGTCAAGGATTTACAAATAATGCTAGACCTATAAAAGGAGAGAACTATCAGAACCTAAAGACTCAATGCTATTACAAATTAGCAGACCAAATAAACAAAGGACAAATTGGAGTAAGTTGTTCAGATGTAAATGTTAAGAATTACATAACTGAGGAGCTAGAACAAGTCAGAACTAAGGACGCAGATAAAGATAACAAACTACAAATAATTCCTAAAGATACAGTCAAGTCTATTTTAGGTCGTTCTCCTGATTATGCTGATGCTTTAGCTATGAGAATGTTTTATGAGTTAGATAGTAACTTTGGAAGGTATTACGTGCAGTAAACTAAAAACAACTAATTTCTATTATATACTGTATGAAAGTTAAAATTAAAAAACAAGGCAAAACAGAATCATTTAATCTTATTGATAGTTGGTCAGATGTAACTCTGGAAAAGTGGTTGCAACTTATTGATTTTGAAACAGGTACAAAGACTGAAGAAGCTACTGAAACAATAGCAGCGTTATCAGACGTTCCTAAGCAGTTAGTAAAGGAATTAGCCTTATCAGATGTTGCAGTTATAATGAGCAAGATAGCAGAACTTCAGTCTAAGCAAGATACAAAGCTAAAAAGGATAATTGAGATAAACGATATTGAGTACGGCTTTCATCCTGACTTGGATTCAATTACTCTGGGTGAGTATGCCGATATCGAGCAGTTTATTAAGAACGGAATAGAAACAAATCTTCCTGAACTAATGGCCGTTCTTTACAGGCCGATAAAAGAAAAGAAGAATGATATTTATATTATTGATGCTTATGATGGGGATATTCGGATGCGGACGGAAGAAATGAAACAGATGTCAGCTGAACAGGTGCAAAGTGCGTTGGTTTTTTTTTACAATTTCGCGAAAATATTGTCCGAGATTTTGCCATTGTATTTGATGGAGAAGCTGAAGGAAACGAAGACGCAATAGCAAGTGATGACTTTGCAAATAAATGGGGATGGTTTGGCGTAATGCACAGATTGTGCGGAGAAAATATTAGTAATTTAGAAACAATTACAAAGCTAAGTCTTTTAGAATGTTTGACTTGGTTAAGTTATGAAACAGATTTAAACTCACAAAATAAAGTTAAAAGAAATGGTTAATAACAAGACATACAATAATGTAGTTAATACTTTACTTAGATTAGGCCAATATCACGAACAAATTAGCACAACTTCAGTAGGTGATATTTATGACGTCAATCTTGAAAAGATGCAGAAGTTTCCATTACTTCACATAAACCCTACAAGCGTATCTACAGGAGATAGTCAATTGACCTACTCGTTCCAAATATTCATAATGGATATGGTAACAGAAAAAGCTAATTGGACAGAGAACAATGACCAAGCAGATTTTCCTAAATTAGTAAAGACTTTAAGTAATGAGCAAGATGTATTTAATGAAACACTTCAAATATGTACTGACTTTATCGGAATGCTTAGACACAGTTCAAGACAATCTTTAGAAGGAGTTAATGACATTAACGAACCTTTATACTTTACACAAGACCAATTTACAATAGAACCTTTTCAAGAGAGATTCGATAACTTATGCTGTGGTTGGGTATTCAATATTGGCGTCTTAGTTCAGAACGACTTTCAAACTTGTGAAATTCCTGTTCGCCCATTTGGAGCAGGTTACTAATGTTCAAGTTCAAGATATGGAAAATGATAATACAAATAGGATGGAAAAAATTTAAAATAACAATAAACTTATAAAATTATGGCAGACTTAGTAACAACAATTAGCGAAACGGTCACTTTAAACGGAAGTTTAAGGGGGTCGGTAAACTCAGTAACAACTACAGGAATCAATGACGTATTTGAAAGGATAGTAACTTGTGTTCATTCTCAGACTACTACAATAGCAACATTTGCTGCAGCACCTTATACTTCAGTAGGAGCTATTGATGTAGATGATGTTAGATATGTACGGGTTACAAATTTAGATACAGAAGGAACAATAGAGTTAGCAGTTGTAACGACAGCATCTAATTATCAAGTAAGACTAACAGCAGGTACTTCACATATTTTAGCTAGAGCAAATGAGTCAGCTTTAGCTGAAGAAGATACAAGTCCTTCTTTTGGAACTATGGAGAATCTAGCATCTTTACAAGTAAGACCTGACGGAACTACTTACAATCCAAGAGTAGAAATATTTGTAGGTGTAGCTGAGTAATGGACACAGCCAATATAGAAAGGTACTTGAATAGCTTTGGTAGGCAAGTAGTTGCTCAATCAAAAACTACTCTTAATTTTAAAAAAGGTGGGGATAGTAAGTTAGAAGAATCTATTAGCTTTAAAGTTATCAAAAAAGGTGAAAATTATACAGTACAATTCTATATGTCAAGCTATGGTCAGTTTGTAGATAAAGGGGTTTCAGGAACGCAAAAGAAAAGAACCTTTAAAGACTATAAAAGCAAAGTAATAAAAAGTCCTTATAGCTACAAGAATAGTAAAGGACATTCACAACCTCCTAGCAAGGCTTTGGATGGTTGGGCTGTAAAGAAAGGAATAGCACCAAGGGACGCAAAGGGAAGGTTTATGAAAAGAAAGACTTTGACATTCTTAATTGCTAGAAGTATAGGACGTAACGGAATACAAGGAATAAGCTTTTTTCAGAAACCTTTAGGATTAGGATTAAAACAGTTCGGCAAAGAATTACTAGGAAGCGTAAAAGAAGACATAATTAACAGTTTAATAACAGTAAAATAAATGGCAACAATAATAGAACAACAACCGCTTTCTAATCCGGGAACTTTTGATAAAGTTTTACCTGTAGGTCAAGAAATAATTTATACAGTTTCTAATTCTTCCGTAGTTTCTTCTTTCACAAATGTGAAGTTTATTGCAGAGGTTCGTATCAGCTCAGGGCTACCACCTAATCCAGCTACTTCAGATGACTTAGTAGGTACTTTTAAAACATCACCAAATAATGCAGGAGTAGGTATGTTTGACTTCAGACCTATTATTGAAAGCTTTGTAAATGCTGATAACTTAGCAAGGGAAGGAAGTAAGTATAAAACAGTAGTAAATACATCAAACTCTAATGTGCCTATGCACTTAATAGATAGGTACTCAGGAAACATAAATACAATGCGTTGGTTTAATGTTAAGTTTATGGTTGAATATATAGACGCTTCAGGAAACCTAGTAACAAATTCTGAAGTGATTGCAGGATTAAGTATTATTTTTAATGGATACTTAAAATATACGGATGAATTACTTTTATCAGGAGTAAATTTTGGCTATAACTTGTATTCTCATTTTAAATTAGACGGTTCAACTAAGAAATTCTTAACTAATGCACCGACAACTCAATACGCTAACTTAGAAGATTACGGAACAGTAGGAATGTTACTACCTTCTGTTGCTGAAGGAATAGAAATTATTTATTTTGATTCATCAGGTGGTGTTTTAGGTCAAGAGCAAATTAACTTTACTGTAGCGAATGGCGGCTTTGTTTATCCACAAGCCAATATACAAGCATTCTCAGCATACTTTGGCTGTTTCCCTGCTAATTTACAAGGTAGTAGTACAATGTTTCAAGGGTTTGTAAGTGCAGGTACTATTCAGGGTGGTCATTATAATTTCGCTGTTTTAAATGACACAGGACAAGCTGTTTCATCAACCTATACAATAAACCTTAACTGTCCTACACTTAAAGGATATGAACCTATTAGGCTAACTTGGTTAAATCAATGGGGTGCTTGGGATTATTATACTTTTACAATGAAGTCTACTAAAACAATATCAACTAAAGGAAGTACATATCAACAACTTCAGGGAACTTGGAATAAGTCTTCTTATAAAATAGACAGCTTTAAGGGAGGTAAAAAAGCCTTCAGAGTAAACGCTACAGAAAAGATTAAGATGAACACAGACTTTGTTAGCGAATCAGAATCAGAATGGTTTGAAGACCTTATAAACAGTCCTGAAGTATATATATTAGAAGGCTTCCAAGACGAAGTTAATAATTCAGCTTTAAATAAATATGTAACACCTGTTAGGCTAACAACTTCAAGCTACACTAAAAAGACTGTAGCAAACGATAAACTTATGCAATACACTTTTGAAGTAGAAAAGAGTAAAACATTAAGAACACAATCAGTATAATGAGTATACAACTAATAGTATATCCACAGAACTATGACGGAGATTACAATGCAATTTCAAGTTCACCTACTGAATTTCTTGTTAATGGTATTAACTTTAATAATTTAAATAACACAGGAACTTATACAAGTAGTGTAAGTGTTCCTTATGTAGATACGCTTACAAATGCACCTCCTACTATTAGCAATACTTGGTATAGGTTCAGAAATAACACAGCAGGAACACCTGATTACCCTTCAGTAGTTGCAGGGGATTTAGTTTTAAAAACTACAGCAGGATCAACAGGAAGTAGGTCAGGTATTTATCAAAAGCTTTCTAATTTAACAATAGGAGCACAATACACTATTACAATAAATCTTAGTGTAGGTACTACAGGACTTATTCTTACTAAAATAGCAAACGGAACGACACTCTATGCTCAAGTAAATTCTTCAGCAAATACTACCCAAGTAACCTTGAATTTTAATGCTCAATCTACAGATAGTACTATAATGATTGTTTATTATAATACTATAATCGGTACAGCTACAATTACAGACATTTCAATACAACCTGTTATCGGTGCAATACCTTCAGGAGCTACTAATGTTTTAGATAATGGTCAAGTTCTTTGCGACCTCTATGAAGATGAAGACATCCCATTAAGTCTTAGTGTTGATGACTTTAAAAATGTAGCAGAAAAAGTACAATCATATTCTAAGGCTTTTAATCTTCCTGCAACAAAAAGAAATAATAAAATCTTTGATAATATATTTGAGATTACAAGAAGTAATGACGGTGTAATATTTAATCCTTATAAGAAAACAAAATGCGTTTTAAAGCAAGACGGATTTATTCTATTTGAAGGATATTTAAGAATGTTAGATGTAACAGATAAGGAAGGAGAAACAAGTTACAATGTAAACCTTTATTCAGAAGTTGTAGCCTTAGCTGATGTTTTAGGTGATAGAGTTTTTATGGATTTAGGGTTTGAAGAACTAGAACACGATTATAATAGGACACAGATTCAGAATAGTTGGAATGCAGGAATAATTTATCCGAACCCAAGTACATCAGGATTCAGAGATGCTAATACAGTAAAATACCCTTTTGTAGATTGGACACATCAAATTGCAGTAGGAGGTTCAGCAGCAGCAGCAGCAGCCGCAGGTCGCCCAGAACTACTACTTTTAGAAACAGCTTTCAGACCTTTTATAAATATCAAGTATTTAATTGACAGAATATTTGCAAACATTCCTTTTACTTATGAAAGCGTGTTCTTTGATTCAGATGACTTCAAGAAACTTTTTATGGACTTCAATTGGGGTGCTGAAGAAAATGGTGCACAACCTTATGCTGATAATTATTTACTTCAAGGCGATAACATTTCAAGTGATTATTTTATAAATGAAAGCTCGTATACAGCAGCTTCAAAATTAAGATTCAACTTAACTGTTAGTGGAAATAACGACTATTGGAATAATACGAGCTATAAATATATATCTCCTGTAAATAATCTTGAAGTAGACTGTGAATATTACATTAAATTAGAAAGTGACGCAACTGTTTCTACTTATTCTAATAATTTAAGGATAGCAAAATTTGATGGTTCCAATAATCACTTAGAAACGCTTGCTGTTAATAATGATAGTATTGTAGCAAATGGTAATAAGTTTCTTCAGGGAACTTTCTCTACAGTATTACAGGCTAATGAATATATACAGGCACAAAGTTATTCATTAACAGCTGATAAAATTAGAATGAGTAATGACTCTATTGGGGGTTATGGTAGTTGGTTGGAATTTGATTCTACAAATGAAGGAAGTCTAGTATCTAATTTACTAACTAGAACAAGAGGCGAACTAGGTCAATGGGATTTTATAAAAGGATTGGTGACTATGTTTAATTTAGTTACTTTACCTGATGAAGATAATCCTAACAATATAAAGTTTGAACCTTATTCAGATGTATTTGTAAATAGTACTGATAGTATTCAGTTAGATTGGACTGAAAAGATAGACGTATCAGAAATGAAACTTACTCCTTTAGCTGATTTGAATAAAAAAACTATTTTTAAGTTTGTTGAAGATGAGGATGATTTTTCATTTAATCAGTATAAAAATGATGTAGGCGGTCATTTATATGGAAGTCAAAAGTTTAACGCAGGAAATGAATTTAATATATTAGAAGGAACGGAAGAAATTGTAGCAGAACCTTTTGCAGCTACAATAGTCAAGCCTTTAATGTCACAATACTCTGAATTTATAACTCCTGCAGTTTATTCTATGAATGATGACGGAGTTTCTGAGGCTTTTGAAAACAGTCCTAGAATTATGTTTAATAATGGAGTAAAAGATACAGGAACTTCTTATTATATACCTGCTCAAAATGGTGTGTCTGATGACCAACAAACAGACTTCTTGCAGTTTAGTCATTTATCAGATGTACCTACTATACAAGCAACTTCTTCTGTAGCAGGTTCAAGAGATTTTCATTTTGGGATTTGCCAACTTATGTCAAATGTAGGTGCTCCTGTTCCTGCTAACTTGTTTAACTTATATTGGCTTCCGTACTATTCAGAACTTTACAATCCGAATACTAGAATTATGACTATCAAAGTAAACCTTAGTCCTGCCGATATCAATAGATTCAGGTTCAATGATACCGTATATCTAAAGAACAGAGTATTTAGAGTAAACAAAATAGACTACAAACCTAACGACTTAGCGAAAGTTGAATTTATACTTATACCATAATGTCTAAAATAACTACAATACCATACATAACAGGATTTGCTGTAAAACCTTTAACTACTTCAGGAATAGGGATTGTAACCTTTACTGACGGAACAAATGAAGTAACACCGAACCAATTACAATGTGAAGCGTATGGGTATACCTACAATAAAGCTTTAGGAACTTGTAAAGCGTTTACGTACAATACAAATCTTAATACAGCTATTGCAAATGAGAATAACAAGACTTACGGGGTAGGAAACTCAACAGAAACAGGTACAAACTTTACCTTAGTAATGGGAGAAAGTAATACTGTTAGAGGTTTGTCAAGAAATAACATTATAGTAGGAAACCAAAACGAAATTGCAAACGGCGTCAACAATGCTAACGTATACGGTACTTTAGGACAGGCTACAGCTGATAACTCTATTGTCTTAGGTGGTAACGCTTCTGATGACAATTTAGCTGAAAGACAAAGCATTCATTTAATGTATGGGCAACAAACTACTAGTGCTGCTACAGTAGATTCTAATTTAAATAATACAGCAGCAAGTTATTTTGTAATTCCTGATAATACTATTATTTATTTTCACGCAACTTGTTTAGCTGTTAGAGTTGGTGGTACAAGTGCTTCAGGCGCACCTGGAGATTATTTAAGTCTTATAGAAAGAGGGGTTATAATTAACAAGTCAGGAGTTTTAAGTATTCAAAGAGAACGAGATGTTATTAAGTCTTCAGGAACGACTTCAGGGTGGGTTTCTACAGCTGCTATTTCAAGTGGTAATTTCACAATAAGAGTAAGGGGTGCAAACAATATGACGTTAGAATGGGCTTGTGATATTAAATTAACACAAATTAAAACAGGAGTAACTTTATAAAAATAAAATTATGGCAAAGGAAGTATTAGAAATGGAAGTAAAGTCAAATATTGGCGCTGTTACAAAAGACACTAAGAAACTAGCTCAAAGCACAGTTTCCGCTAAAAAAGGTTTTAAAGGAATGGGAACAGCCATTAAAGGTGTTGGAATGGCTATGAAAGCAGCAGGAATAGGATTGATTATAGCTTTATTTGTAGCACTTAAAGAAGCAGTTCAAAGGAATCAAAAGGCTATGGATTTAATGGAAACTGTACTAACTACTGTATCTACTACTTTCAATCAACTCGTTACCGTCCTTACAGATGTCGTTACTTGGGTTACTGAAAGCACAGATAGGTTCGACGCACTAGGAAAGGTATTAAAGAGTGTTATAACTCTAGCATTAACCCCTTTGCAACTTTCTTTTTATGGGCTTAAATTAGGAGTTCAAGAAGCGATGTTAGCTTGGGAAGATAGTTTCTTAGGTGGCGGAGATAAGGGTGTTATAGCTTCTTTAAAAGCTGATATATTAGAAACCAAAACTTCCTTATTTGATTTGAGTATTGCTGCAGTAGACGCAGGTAAGGATTTAGTAAATAATTTTAGTGAGGCAATAGATGAGGTAGGAGGTATATATGATAAGGTAGCTGCCGGTATTACTGACATCTCTCTGAAAGCTAATTATGAACAAGCACAAGCAACAATTGCAGCAGTTAAAGCAGCTAAATTTGCAGCAGCAGAATTTGCAAAGTTAAATGCAGAAAAATTAAGAGAAGCAGAATTATTTAGACAAATAAGAGATGACGAAACTAAGACTTTTGCAGAAAGGATCCAAGCTAATAAAGACTTAAAAAAATCTTTAGAAGAACAACAGGAACTTCAGTCTAAACAAATACAGAAACAAATAACAGCAGCAGCGTTAGCAGTAGAGCAAAACGGAAATGATGAAAACAAGTTAGCGTTATTAGAAGCTCAAAACGCACAGCTTGAACTTGAAGAAACTATTACAGGACAGTTGTCAGAGCAAAAGACAAACGCCGTAGCTTTAGAGAAAGAACTATTAGCAACACAAAATGAATTAAGAGCAGAAGGACTTTCAGGATTAGAAAGGGAATTACAAGAACTTCAAGACGCTTATGACTTAAAACTAGAAATGGCTAGGAAGTCAGGAGTAGATACTACAGCTATTACCAAGGAATTTGAGAAACAAAAGACTCAAGTAGTACAAGCTAATCTAAATGAACAATTAGAAGCGTTTTCAGGGCTTGCAGGAGCATTAAGTGCTTTAGCAGGGGATAACAAAGATTTAGCCGTAGCAAGCGCAGTAATAGATACTTATGTAGGAGCAAATAAAGCCTTTGCACAAGGAGGAGTTGCAGGATTCGTAACAGGTGCAGCCGTAATTGCAGCAGGGTTAAATAATGTAAGGACTATATTAGCAACAGATGTTCCTGGTACTACAGGAGGTGACAACCCACCGCCAGCTGCACCACCTGCACCTCAAATGATGTCAGGAGCTTTTGATATATCAGGAGGAGTAGCACCTGAACCGGTTGAAGCATTTGTTTTAACCGATTCTATGACAAACAGTCAGAACCAATTAGCAAATATTAGAAGAAGAGCTACAATATAAATCAAATAAACTAACTTAATTTCTATTATATAAAAAAGACTTTACTATGCCTTGCGAAAAATGCGAAAACGGAAAATACAAATGGGGAAAGACAGGAAGCTGCACTTATGACTCAGTAGCTGAATGTGAAGAAGACAATAAAGACTATTACGAAAAGACTACTTCTATTGTTGAACTAATAATTGCAGACGATAGTCAAGAGTTGGCAATTGACGCTATCAGTTTAGTTACAAGTCCTGCCATAGAGCAAGACTTTGTATTCTTTGGTAAAGAGAAAAACAACTTAACCTTTGCTAAAGTAGATGAGGAGAAAAGAATGTTAGTTAGTCCTGCTTTGATTCCTAATAAAAATATTTTCAGACATAATCCTAATACGCAAGAAGACTACTATGTTTACTTTTCAAAAGAAACAGTCCGTAAAGCTTCTGAGTTGTATTTAAAACATAACAACCATCACAAAGCTACATATCAACACCAAGACAGAGTTTCAGGAATACTTACAGTTGAATCTTGGATTATTGAAGATACTAAATTAGATAAGTCTACTTTGTATGGCTACTCACTTCCTGTAGGAACTTGGATGGTTAAATTATCTATTTCAAATGATGAAATTTGGTCTAAGATAAAAAACGGAGAATTAAAAGGTCTTTCAATAGAAGGCTACTTTACTAATAAATTTGAACAAATGCAAAAGAAACAACCAACAACAGAACAAATACTAAGTGCTTTAAATGAATTAGTAAGAGAAGGTAAAGTTACTACAATGAGCAAAGCTAATAGAGTTGAATTAGGGCTAACGCAAGATGTAGAAAAGCTTATCCAACAGGCTAAAGATTTAATGCCTGATTTGAAAAGAGATGTAGACGCTATTAAAGTTTCTGAAAAGAATATAACTCAAGCAGGAAAACAAATAGATAAAAGAGAAGGGGTATTAAAAAAAGCTGAAGATAATTACACAAAGTATTTTAGATTATTAGATACTGCTGAAGATAATAGGAATACAGCTAGAAGGGAACTTAAAGAAACTGAAGGAACTTTAGAAAGCAATAAGAAAAGTGTTGACTTTTACAATAAAAGATTAGACAAAACAAAAGGGAAAGCTTCTAAAACAAGAAGTAGTTTAGAAAAGAAATTAGATGATTTAGAAAAAGCAGCAAAAAACTTAGACGTTAAAATACCTGCTACTAAAGAAGCTGCAAATATCTTAAAGAAATTGATACCATTATTGTAAAAACCAAACAGAACAACAACTATTCTATTATATATAGAACCTAAAAATTAAACTATGGATTTAAAGAATCAAATATTAGTAGCACTTGGACTTGACAAAGAAGTGTCTTTAGCTTGGCAAGCAAAATCAGAAGACGGAACTATTTTCGTTTCAACAGCTGAAGAATTAACTGAAGGTGTGGACGTAAGCGTTCTTACTGAGGACGGAACGACAATTTTATTACCCATCGGAACTTACAAGACAGATACAGGAGTAACTTTTGTTGTGAGTGAGGAAGGTATTGTGGATTCTGTAGCTGAAACGGAAACGGAAGAAGTAGTAGAAGAAGAATTAGCTGAAGATGACGGCAAAGAAGCCGACGTTGCCGACTGGCAGGGAATGGAGAAAAGAATCCAGAACTTAGAAGATGCTGTAGCTGATCTTAAAAGAGATAAAGACGGAGGTGATGACGAGGTTGAAGAAATGGCTGAAGAAGTAACAGAGCCTTCTACAAATCCTAAAACTATAACTACAAAAGAAGTAGTTGAGTTCTCAGCAGAAGACGAATTAACAAAGTTAAAAGCTGAAAATGATAAATTAAAGACTGAATTAGCAGAATCTCCTGCATCAGCACCTTTAGATACAAACAAATTTAGCGCAGAGAAAAAAGCTGTATCTAAATTAGACTATTCAAAAATGAGTAAGAACGAGAAGTTTTTACATAACTTATATAAATAATAACTAAAAAAAACAAACAAAATGGCGTTTACTACGACAAGCAATTTCGCAGGGAAGGCAGCTGGATTCTACATCTCAGCAGCTTTAAAACAAGCAGTATCACTTGACTATTTAACTTCAATAGAAAATATCAAGTTCAAATCTAACATCCAAAAAATGGATGCAACAGTTTCACCTATTGCAGCAGCAACGTGTGATTTCACAGGAGCAGGAACGCTTGCTTTAACTGAGAAGGTGTTAGAACCGGCTAATCTTCAAATTAACCTTGACTTATGTAAGGCAACTCTTTTAGATTCTTGGGAAGCGTTACAAATGAGAGCAGGAGCAGGCGCACCTCCTCCAGCATCTTTTGATGACTATGTAATCTCTTATATGGGAGATATTATCGGTCAAGCTACTGAAAATTCTATTTGGGCAGGTGTAGCGAATGCAGGTGGTGACTTTATCGGATTCACAGGAGCAGGAGCAGCAGGATGGTTAAGAAATGGAAATGACGCAACAGTTGTACAAGCAGTTTTAACAGGTGGTGCAGGTGTAGCTCCAACTGATGCAACTATTATTGCTGATATTCAAGCAGGATTAAATGCAGTACCGGCAGCAGTTATTGGTAAAGAAGATTTATATATCTACTTAAACCAAAAGAACTACCAATTATACATCCAAGCAATTTCTAAATTAGGTTACTTAAACGCTTACAATATGCAAGGTGATTACGTTCCAATGTTCAACGGAATCAAAGTAGCTGTAGTTAATGGATTACAAAATGCAGCAATCGTTATAGCTGAGAAATCAAATATGTTTTTCGGAACTGACCTTTTAAGTGACGCTACACGTATTAACTTGCTGGATATGAGCACGTTAGACGGAAGTGACAATATGAGAATGGTAGCTCGTTACTCAGCAGGAACTCAAACAGGAGTAGGAGCAGATATCGTACTTGTAGCTTAATAAATAAATAATACGGAAGTGAGGGGGTAAAACCCTTCACTCCCTTAACCTAAAAAAAAAAAATAAAATGGCTTGTACAGCACTAACAAAAGGTAGGGGACTCGACTGTAATAGAATCAGTGGAGGAATCAAATTTATTTATTTTGCAGTTTACGACCAAGTAACCTCTATACCACAAACAGCAGGAGAAGTAACAGACATTGAAATGGGTTCTGATGTACTTTACAGATACACTATGCCTTTAGGTGTGGCTTCTGCAACCGACACAATCGTAGGTTCACGTGAAAACGGGACGATTTACTATACTCCAACTTGTAATATCATACTTAACAGACTTACGAAGGAAGACCAAAATCAGATGAAATTATTAGGCGCAACCAAAACAATCGTTTTCGCTCAATTAAATCAAACACTAGCTAATGGGCACGATGTTATAATTGCTTTAGGAACTACAAACGGAATGGAACTTAATGCAGGTACTATGGACTCAGGAGCAGCGTGGGGTGACCGTAATGGTTACACTCTTACTTTCGACGGAATGGAAGCTTTACCTTTTCCAATGGTAGCAGACTACACTACAGTACCATTTGATAATTCAGCATTTACAATGGGAACAATAGTTACATCTTAATTTTCTTATCTGTTTTCTTATAATCTTAAAAGGGTAGCTTAATTGTTACCCTTTTTCTTTTAAAACACTACAGAACCAAATAGAAACAGACTTTTTCTATTATATAGTATGATACAAGCAATTACTGAAACAAACATAATAGCTTACATAAGCACAGAAGATAATAGAATAGATACGTCAGTAGATTCTACACAGATTAGATACTTAGTTAAGTTTATCAATGACCTTGACGGTTCTATTGCTTATGCTTATCCTATTTCCTTAATATATAATAGATATACTGGAATGAGCTTTACGTATGCTATAAATCCTGATATGTATATAGGAGGTATAAATCTTTTACCTGCAGGACATTGGAAATATGAAGTTTATGAGGTAAGTTGGCTAGGAAGAGTTGCAGTTGCTTTAAACACCGCTCCTGCTACTGAAACAGATGTTTTACCTATAGCTAATACAAACGGAATAGTAAAAGGAATAGTTACTAAAGGAATACTTAACTTAACTGAAAAAGCAGGAACAGAGCAAGTACAATACACACAGCATTCAGAACCTTCAGGTACTAATACAATTTATTACGGACAATAAAAAATTAAAATGGATAAAATAATTTCAGTTGATTTAAGCACAAGTACAGCACCTTTAGTACAAGAAGTACGAGGTAAAGACTACATTGAATACGGAGATGTAAACGGACAATGGAGAAATCTCTATCCTCAGTTTTTAATTGACCTTTACTATTCAAGCTCAATAACGGCTGCTATCGTAAATGCGACTAGCGAAATGATTAGTGCTGAAGACTTAGTTATAACAGATGAAGATGATAGAGATGAGGAAGCAAGAGTAAAGCTTCAGAACTTTATGAATAATGCTAATGGTAATGAAACGCTTCACGAGGTATTAAAAAAGGTAGCATTTGACTTTAAACTTCAGGGAGCTTTTGCTCTTAATATAGTATGGTCAAAAGACAGAACACAAATCGCTGAAATCTATCATATCCCTGTAGAAAAAATTAGATGCGAACGTCCTGATGAATTTGGAAAAACTAACGGCTACTATGTATCAGGAGATTGGTCAAATACAAGAAGTAACAAGCCTTATAGAGTTCCTGCTTTTAATGTCAATGACAGGACTTCACCAAATCAAATATTATACACAGGGCTTTACAGTCCTAATATGAATTCCTATTATACTCCTGATTACGTTAGTTGCAACAATTGGGCTTTAATTGATTCTAAAGTTTCTGAGTTTCATTTGAATAATATATCTAACGGATTTACAGGTTCTTTTATGATTAGCTTTGCGAACGGTATACCGACAGCAGAAGAAAGAAGACAGATAGAACAAAGCTTAGAGGCTAAATTTACATCAGAAAAAAATGCAGGAAAATTCGTTTTGACGTTCTCAGATGACAAGACAAGAGTACCTGAAATAACTTCTATTAGTCCTTCAGATTTGGACAAACAATTTTTAGCACTCCAAGAACTACTTACTAGCAACATCCTCTCAGGCCATAGGGTGACTTCTAAGACACTTATGGGCTTGGATAGTGCTAATGGGTTCTCAAGCAATGCAGACGAGCTTTTAAATGCTTCTAATTTTTACCTCAATACTGTAGTAATGCCGTTCCAAAATCAAATCTTAAAAGTATTGCACAAGATATTTCAGGTAAATAATATGGATATGCCTGTTCAGTTTGTACAACTTAAACCAATTACAATACAATTTGATTCTGCAACGATTAGAGATGTTATGACTCAGGACGAAATAAGAGAAGAAATTGGATTACCACCTTTAGAGGTTGAAGAAGAAACTCTAGACTTTGCTAAAGTTGGAATGATTGACGGCAAGCCTGTTTTTGATACTATAGAAGAAGCCTTAGCGAGTTCTAAGACTTTAGGGTGTGAAGGTTATCACGAACACGAATATGAAGGGAGAACGGTTTATATGGCTTGTGAAGGTCATACTGAAGCTACTGAGCTTTCTAAGTTCATTGAAGAATTTGGAGAAGATATGCCTGAAGATTGGGAATTAGTAGAAGAAGAAGTAGTAGACGGAGAACATAATGATTTTGACTTTGAAGAAACTTTAAATGAAATAGCAAATGAAAAGATTGAATTAGCTTCAACAGTTAGAGGAATACCTAGCCGTAAGTCTGAACAAGACGGAATCTCTAAAAAGTCTTTTGATTACTTTAGAGTAAGATATGTTTATGAAAAAGATGGTTTTCTTACTAATAAATCAGGCACGAGTAGAGATTTTTGTAGAAAAATGATGGGTGCTAAAAAGTTATATAGAAAAGAAGATATTATAAGAACAAAAAGCAACTCAGTAAATCCAGGATTTGGTCATAAGGGTAACAATTATAATTTATTTCTCTACAAAGGAGGTCCACAATGTTTCCATTTTTGGACTAGAAGAATTTTCAAAACTGTAATAGGTGAATCTAGGACTACTAAAATAGAAGATGCTGATTTAATTGGATATACTAAAGCAAGGTCAGAAGGATTTACAGCTAAGAAGAATGACAAGCTAGTAGCAATCCCACCAAGACGAATGAAAAATAACGGATATTACAACTAATTATGAGCTACATACTATTTATATCAGAAGCTAAACTAAAAGACTCTACAGCAATCAATTTAAATTGTGATGTTGACCTATTACTTCCGTTCGTACGTGAAGCACAGAAAATCTATGTGGAAACAGCTTTAGGCACAGACCTGAATCAAAAACTTAAAGACTTAATTGTAGCAGGTACTGTAGGTAATGTAGGTAATGAAGCCTACAAGACTTTACTAGACGATTACATAGGCGATATGCTCCCCTCGTATAGTCTTTATCACGCTTTTAATTATCTTAGGCACAAAGTAGAGAATGGAAATATCTATTCCAAAACATCAGAAACCGGAACGGCTTTAAGTACGGAAGAAGCTCAAAGCTTTAGGGAAGAAATTTTAAATACGGGAAGCTACTATCGTGAAAGGCTAATAGACTACATCCGTAATAATACAGCAAGTTTCCCTGAATATACGACCAATACGGGTGCTGACGTAAATCCTTCAAGAGAAAATTATTACAATAATATGAATCTTGAAAGACCTCAGCAGGGAACTAAACTTACTTTGAGAAACTTTCTAAATGCTTCTGATTAAATGAAGAAAAATTACAAGACAAAACCAATTAACATAACTAAATTAAAGACATACTTAAAAGATGCCAATAAAACAGATAGCAAAAGAAGTAGGGGAAGTGGTAGGAGTGAATGCAACAATACTAAGCGTAACTACATTCACAAATATTGAGGTAGCTTTAAAGATACTATTGTTAGTTGTATCTATAATATATACTGTAGATAAGTGGTGGTTTCATAAAAAAAACAGATGAAAAAAAGAAAACTAAACAGCTTGAATCCTAAGTACATAACTAAAATTACAGAAGATGTTAAAGTGCGTAAAGTTTTTATTAAAGAAGTTAAGGGAGTTAAAATCTATGCCACCTACTCAATCTAATTTGACTTCAATCAATCTACTTCTTATTAGAGATACATTCTCAGATAACTCTACAATAGGTGAGCTTTTTATAAATGGAGAAAGGTTTTGTGATACTTTAGAAAACCCGTGGATAAATAACAAGAAGAACGTAAGTTGTATTCCAAGAGGTGAATACAAAGTAAGACTTAGACTAGCAAGAGAATCAGCTACTAGGGATTATTTACATTTACTCGTGGAAGATGTAGAAAATAGAAGTTATATCTTATTCCATATAGGAAACACCCCTAAAGATACAAGCGGCTGCATTCTAGTAGGATTAGGCAGTCAACAGGACTTTGTTAGTAACTCTAGACTCGCTATGGACTTAGTTATGAAAGAAATACTTAATTTAGGCGGCACAAATATTAACTTAATAATCAAAAATAAATAATTATGAAAAAGTTTTTTCAAAAGTACCTTATCGGACAGATGTTAAAGTCTAAGAAATTTTGGTACGCAATCAGTTCAGTAGTAGTACCTGCTATTGTAACTTATTTAGGAGTAGACCAATCTACAGCTACAGAGTTATATCACGCTATTTTAGTTCTTATAGTAGGGCAAGGAATTGCTGATGTCGCTAAGAAATAATAGATACAGATTAAAGCCTAACGAGTTAGCAGTCATTCAGGAAATGAGGAAGTCAGAGGTTAGAAACATTCTAGTCATTGGCGACTTGCACGAACCTTTCTGTTTAGACGGCTATCTTGAGTGGTGTAAAGAACAATATAAAATCCATAATTGTAACCAAGTTATATTTATAGGCGATATTATTGATGCTCACGGATTCTCATATCACGAGCCAGATCCTGATGGTATGTCTTCAGGATTAGAACTTGAAACAGCTATTAAGAAAATTCAAAAGTGGTATGAAGCATTCCCTGAAGCAGACGTTATGATAGGTAATCACGATAGAATGGCTAGTCGTAAAGCTATGTCAGGAGGAATCCCAGCAGCTTGGATAAGGTCTTACAATGAAGTCTTAGGCACTCCTAATTGGAATTGGTGCGAATCAGTTATTTATGATGACGTACTTTACGAACACGGAGAAGGAGGACAAGCAGCAGCTAAGGCTAAGAACAATTTGATGTCTTCTGTTTGTGGTCATACTCATACCCTAGCTTACGTTCAATGGTTCGTAGGGAAACGCTTTAAAGTATTCGGAATGCAAGTTGGTTGTGGAGTGGATAGCTCAACTTATGCCGCAGCTTATGCTAAGAACTTTAAGAAACAAGCAATTTCTTGTAGTGTCGTTTTAAATAACGGAACTTTACCAATCAATCTTTTAATGCCTTTGTAGGTATACCCCTTTTCCGTTTTAGGCACTTTCTTTTCTTTTTAATACTAATATACTAGACAAGCTATAACGTTTGTCCTAGATGTAAACACCTTAATTGTTAATAACTTTGTAAATAAACTTGTTTATAATTGTGTGATTAACTAAAAAGCTGTATATTTGCAGTATAATAATTAACTAAAAAAAACACTATGAAAAATTTAATCAAAACACTTTTAGGAATAGCAGGACTTTACGGCTGCTTATATTTAATGCTAGGTACTCTTACCTTAGTAGAACTTTTTTTAGGACTAAGATAATGAATGAAATGACAAAAATAATTGACGAACTGATAGAGATTAAGGATAAATATATTAAAGTATTAGAAGACTCAATAGAATTAAAAGACGATTATATCAGACAACTAGAAAATAAATTAAAAAAAGAAAAAGAAAATGGTATTTAAATTAAAAGAAGCAAACACTAAGCAGGAAGCTATTGTAAGCCTGCTAGATGTACAAACTAATAAACCTGAGCTATTACCTAACAATACAGCATTAACTGAGGATGGGCTTAATCTATTGCCTTTTCAATTGGTTAGAGATTTATACATAAAAGTAAAAGATACTTATTATAATTCACTTGACTTTAATAACAAATTTTAAGATGACAATACAAGACGCAGAATACCTAGAATTTTCTACTTATGTAGATTATAACAAAGATTACTTTTCAAAGTTTATGGGCTATCAATTAGACAACAAGAAAGTCTTAGCTGAAGAATGGTTGTTAAAACCTCAGTTCAGTCCTGTAAGCGTGAAAAATTATGATAGAAAATCAGGACACTTTAATAATGACTTAGTTGAAAGCAGCAGGTCGTTAATAGTAATAGGAACAGAACTTCAGGTATATAGAAAATTTGAAGAAATGCTAAGGAATTATGGTTGGCAGCAGCAGGACAGTTGGGATCGAGAACTGAAGCCTGAATATTTAAAACACTATAAAGCAAATAATAATTCACCAATAATAATAAATTTAATATGACACCAATAGAAATGCCAATAGAAATTAAAGATGAGCTGATACACAAAAGAATGAATGATATCAATACATTCCAAGCTCACGAAAATGAAGTATATTTAAGAGGAACAGATGAATATGGAAAAGACTTTCAAATCTGTTTTGACTCTTATAACTTTTTAGAGTGGATAGACCCAGAGCAACTCGAATACATAAAAGAACAATTAGTTAAATACATAAAAAGTAAATAAATTTAATAGCTTTGCACAGAATTATAAACAAAAATAAATAATATGAAAACAGAAATTTTAAAAGAAAAGTACATCAAGTATGGACTAACAAAAGAAGATATATTTAAACATCAGCATTTTTTAATCATTACACGATCAGGAATAGATAAGATACAGGCTTTAGAAGGAATTACTATTGACTATGATGTTATCAATTGCGAAAAGGACTTTTGTGTAGTTAAAGCCAATGCAACAAAAGGTGAAGCGTTTATTCAAACATTCGGCTCAGCATTAAAAGGAGCAGGATTTAAAGATGGAAACTGTAATACATTTTACGTAATGGAGATGGCAGAGAAAAGAGCTATGTCAAGAGCAGTCCTAAAGCTTACAGGGTTTTACGAACTCGGAGTATTTGGTGAGGACGAATCAGAAAGTTTTAAAAAACAATAATTTAATTAAAAAAGACCTGCAAAAACAGGCACAATAAAAATGGAAGTAAAAGGAAAATTAGTAAAGAAGTTAGCTGTTGAATCAGGAGTTAGCAAATCAGGAAAAGAATGGAGGAAACAATCTATCTTAATTGATACAGGAGGAGAATTTAATAATGAAGTAGCAGTAAGTGCATTTGGTGATGAAAAGCTAAAACAAATGGATAAATTAGAAGTCGGTATGGAAGTGAAAATCTTATGTAATGTTTATTCAAGAGAATATAACGGTAGATACTTTCATAATATAGATGGTTACCACTTTGCAATTATGGGGAGTGAAGCACCTGCCCCTGTTCAGTCTGATGATTTGCCTTTTTAAGATGACACAAGAAGATAACTTTAAAAACTTATGCAACCTGACAACATCTTTGTTGGGCTTGCGTAAGGGTTCTCTAGGCTACAAAAGTAGAAAACAAGAGCTTCAGGTAGCTAGAACTATTGCAAGTGTGATAGCTAGAATAGAATATGAAATACCACACTCAACTATTGCTAAGGTAATAAATAGAGATAGAACTTTAATCTATCACTATGAAAAGAATCATAAGCATAATTATTCAACCTTTCCTAAATATAGAGATACATTTAATAAAGTCTTTAATGCTTTTCAATCTATAGAAGATTCTAAAAAATCCTTCTTTGATTTGCAACAGCTTAATGATTACTTAAGAAAGAATGATGTTGTTAATAGTGCAAAGCACCAAGTATCAATAAGAATTAAATCAGGTGAAGTAGGTACTGACATTAAAGTTTCTTATAGGAACTTCTATAATCAATTAGAAAATGTTAAGTTAGCCCTCCAAAACTTCAAATATGAAATTGAGATAATTACCTTATGAAAGAAAAGCCTAACTACTATGCTATAATTCCTGCTGAAGTCAGATACAGTAAAGCCTTAATACCAAATGCTAAATTACTTTATGCAGAGATAACAGCTTTGTGTAATATGAATGGTAAATGCACGGCTTCTACTGAATACTTTTGCAGACTGTATGAAGTTAGTAGGGTTTCAGTTCAGAAGTGGTTAAAGAATTTAGAAGACAATAATCATATTAAGCGTGTTAATATATATAAACAGGGTAGTAAAGAAATATTAACAAGGGTAATAACTTTGGTTAACACCCCTAGTAAAGAAAAGTTAATAGATAATACTAATATAAATATAACTAATACTAATCTTACAGATAGTAATAAAAAGGCTCTCTTTAAAAAACCTAGTTTAGTTGAAGTTAAAAATTATTGTATCTTACGCAAAAATAATATAGAAGCAGAATCATTTATAGACTTCTATGAAAGCAAAGATTGGTTAATAGGTAAAAATAAAATGAAGGATTGGAAAGCCTGTGTTAGGACTTGGGAAAGTAGAGAAAAGAAGAAACCAAAAACAATGTCAAAAATAGATATGCAATTAAATGAATACTTAAAAGGAAAAGAATACTTATGAAATTATTAAAAAATGAAAACCTAAAAGAACTTACTGAAAAAGTTTATGATTTACTTACTACAACCAAAATAGAAATAGGACATAATACAGATGGTAAAACCTTAGCAAGTCTAAGTAATATATTTGCAGCAGACTTAATAAAGGAAAAGCGTTTCGGTAATATGACTTGGAATCAAGTATTAGATGCCTTTCATATTGGCGTAAGATTCGGAAAGGATGAACCATTCTTAAACATCAGAACATTTTATAAATGGGTTTGGGCACATAAAAAAAATAATATAGATCCTGCAACTTATGAAGTACATACTTTGTATAAAGATCCAAAAGAAGTACCATATTATCAACCACCAATAAAACTATTAAAATGAAAAAAGAAAAATTGTACGACCCTGAAAAGACAGGAAGTTTTATAATGATGTTCGGATTTAAGCAACCATCAGTTTACCGACCTAATAAGTGGGTATCAATTAGAAAGACTAAATTAACCAAAACTAAATAAAATGAAAACAGAATTATCAAACATTAAAGAAGTAGACAAAGTAATAGAAGAAATATTAGAGCAAGAAGAAATTCAGTACACTTGCTGCAATAATGAAATAACAGATGATATCAAAGATGTAGGGCTTTGTCCTACTTGCTTAGAACATTTAGGATGAAAACAAAAGACAAAGTAAAGTATTGGTTAGATAGATATCCTAGTTTAAAAGATAATGACAATAGATTATGCTCTAATATTTGGTCATCAGAAATGGCAGAATTAGATTATGGGGATATAGTTATTCCTGCATTTGAATTTCTAAGACTATATTCTAATAATAAATTAACATCAGCACCAAGCATAAAACGAGCTAGGGCAAAACTTCAGGAAGAAGAACCTAAATACAGAGGGGAGAAATATAACCTAAGGAAAGGAATATTGCAAGACAAATGGAGAAAAGACTTAGGATATGAAAATTAGTAACGAATGCAATATGAAGTTAATGTCAAGGTATGAAGACAATCATTTTGACTTAGCAATAGTAGACCCTCCTTATGGTATTGACTTAGCTAATATGAATATGGGTGCAGGAACGGGAAAAAAACACACAAAGATTGAGAATAGAAAGTGGAAGTCAAAAGATTGGGATAAAGAAACACCAACACAAGAATACTTTAATGAATTAAAAAGAGTTTCAAAAAACCAAATTATTTGGGGTGGCAATTACTTTGAGCTTGGTGTTTGTTATGGTTTTTGCATTTGGAATAAAGAAAGTCCTGAAGGTATGAGTTTTTCGGATTGCGAATTTGCTTGGCACTCATTTAAGAAAGTAGCTAAGATGTTTAGTTATTCTACATATAAAGGTAAAGGAGAAAAGATACATCCAACACAAAAGCCTGTTAAGCTTTATGAATGGCTTATAATGAATTATGCAAAAGAGGGAGATAAGATTTTAGATACTCACTTAGGCTCAGGCTCTATTGCTATTGCTTGTCATAATCTTAAATTTGATTTAACAGCTTGCGAATTAGATAAGGAATATTTTGATTCAGCAATGAAAAGAATAAAAATACACCAACAACAAATACAAATGTTTTAATGAAAAAGACAGTAAGTAAATTAAAAAAAGAACTAGATAAGTGGTTCAGTCTTTATATAAGACTCAGGGAAGCTAACGAATACGGAATGATTCAATGCTTCACTTGTGGAATAGTCAGAGGGTATAAGGACGGAATGCAGAACGGTCATTTTCAAAGTAGGAAACATTTATCAACACGCTTTGATGAGGAAAATTGCCAAGTACAATGTGTAAAATGTAACGTCTATTCTTGGGGGGAACAATATAAATTTAGCCTAGCGTTAGACAAAAAATATGGAGAAGGAAAATCTGAAGAATTACAGGTTTTAGCTCGTACAACTTTAAAGATTTCGAGAGTAGAATATGAAGAAAAGATAAGTTATTACAAATCACTTGTTAAAAACTTAAAAGAAGAAAAAGAAATTGAGTAACATTTTTCATATCTTTGGCGTATGACAGAACCAATTTATTCAAGTGCTGAACACAGAGCAATAATAGAAGCTTACTTAGAAATGTGTATGGAGTTTGCAAAAGAGCTGTCAACTAAAAGCAGGTACGAAGGATATTTAGAAGTTGTAGATGTAGTTTTGGAATACCATAACGGATATGGAACAGGATTAAAAGAGAATAACTATTGGGACTGGGTAATGATAATACCTATCAATGTTTCAGTAGCAACAAATGGATTCTTTGCAGGAATAGAAACTAAAGGAAATAGAGCAGTTATAAGGTCGTATAAACTAATACTAGAAGAAGTAGTACAGCAGGTTGCAGACAAGATTGATAAAATGGAAGTTATAAATGACTGAGGTATATTTAGAAATATCAAAGCTATCAGATAAGTTTAGGACTATGGCTTATGGTTTAACCTCTGATGAGAATGAAGTTAATGAAGCAGTTCAGGAACTTATGATTTATCTACTTCAGATGAATCCTATAACTTTGAAAGCTATTTACGATAATGACGGAATAGATGGGGTAACAAGATACGGAGCAGTAGCATTAAGGCGAGCATTAACAAGTCCTAGAAGTAATTACTATTATAAGTACAGAAAGTATTATACACATATTGATAGCCTTACAAGCTCAATTACATATGATGTTGTAGATTCAGGCGAGATAATACCTTCTAAGCACCTTTACAACCTCCCTAATGAAGTAGTAGACAGTTACCAATGGACTAGCCTTGAAAAGATAGACGAAGCCTTAGAAAGCTTTACTTGGTATGATAGAAAAATATTTGAATTATACTATTATGAAGAAGGAAATACTTTAGATAGTTTAGCAGCAAAGACAGGAATAAGTAGAAACAGTTTATTCACTACAATAGACAAAGTAAGGGTACAGCTAAAAAATATGCTAAATGAATAAGTTCTTTGTACCTCAGAAAGTTTATGAAGATAGGATAGCTATTTGTAAGGGTTGTGTTTACTATTCAAGTCTATTAGGAAATTGTAAAATTTGCACCTGCTTTATGAAAGTGAAAGCACGAATAGCACCTATGGCTTGTCCTCAGAAATATTGGGATAAAACAACAGAGGTAGAAGTTAGAACAGATATACCTGAAGAAATAATAGCAGAGATAATTGCTTTGTGGCCTGACTTAAAAACAGGAAGAGCTAAAGACCAAACGGCAAAAAAATCTATGATTGAGATATACAACGTATTGCATAACACGAACTACTCAACAGGAACAAATTGCGGCTCTTGTATAGCAGCTTGCTTTGATGGAATAAAAAAGATATACAAAGAATACTCTAAGGACTAATAATAATAAATATAGGGTAAGACCTACAAAAGCGTTTATTTCACCTAGAGTAGTAGAGGGGGGGTGTGGTTACCTCCCCAATACAATAAACTAAAACAATAGATATGAATAAAAACATAGTAGTAATATGGCCGAACTAGAAAGAACGTACAAGACAATTAAAAGTATATTGAAACATCACATTAAGAATAATGTAAAATCCTTATGGACTTGGAAGGACGATAATTTTACCTGCATCTATGAGAATTATTCAGGGGATGACAGAATATATACAAGTAACCAACTTTTAAAACTAATAACAAAATGATAATATTTACAGTACTTGGAATCATAACAGCAATTACATTTTTCCTAATTTGCCTTATGGCTATCTTAGAAGCAAAATCAAAAAGAATAAAGAAAGAAAAAATACTTTGGAATATGGATAAAGTAGAAACTAGAACAGGAGGACTAGAAAACGATAGGCTAAATGAAAGACAATAGAATACCTAGCTACTACATAGGTACTAATGGATATGAAGCTAGAAAAGTTGTAGACGGCTTTGAATTATCTTACAATGTCGGGACGGCTGTTACTTACTTACTCAGAGCAGAAAGGAAACATAAGAGTCCTATTGAGTGCATACAGAAAGCAATCAATCATTTAGAGTTTGAACTTGATAAACTAAAGAAATGACAGACTTACGTCTTGGTGATTGCTTAGAAGTTATGAAGACTATTCCTGATGGAAGTATTGACGCTATTGTAACAGATCCACCATATGGAACAACAGCCTGTAAGTGGGATTCTGTAATTGATTTTGATTTAATGTGGGAACAACTCAATAGAATAATAAAACCTAATGGAGCAATAGTTTTATTTGGAAGTGAGCCTTTTAGTAGTGCTTTAAGAATTAGTAATATTAAAAACTATAAATATGACTGGAAATGGCAAAAAACAAAGCCAACTAATATGTTGAATGCTTCAATACAACCAATGAGAGATAGTGAAGATATTATGATTTTTTACAAGAAACAATGTTTGTACAATCCACAAAAAAGTATAAATCCTAAAGGTGCAGAAAAAAGAGGGTTAAGTCCTTATAATAATTCAAATAGTGGAAAACATACAGCAGGTGTTTCAAAAGTAAAAACAAGTAAGCATTATGAAGCCGATAAGTTACAACCAAGAACTATTATAAAATTTAAAAAAGACTATAAAGTTATTCACCCAACACAAAAACCTGTATTATTGATGGAATATCTTATAAAAACTTACACAAACGAAAATGAAACTGTATTGGATTTTACAATGGGTAGTGGAAGTACTGGAGTGGCTGCAAAGAATCTTAACAGAAACTTTATAGGTATCGAGCAAGACGAAAACTATTTTAAGATTGCAGAACAAAGAATAAAAGAAACCGAATATAAATTATTTTAATATGACACTATATACTTGCGAAT